GCCCTTACGTCTTTAAACTGGTCGTATCCAGTTACAAAAGTATTTAGGTCGACCTCTTCCAAATCAAAGCCTTTGCGTGAAGCTGCGGTATTATAAACCGTTGAAGCCTCGCGGAAGTAATCCGTTTGCGTTCCGTTTATAACCCAATACTCTTTTAATCCTAGCGTATCCAACGCACGCCTAAACATTTGCGCTATTGTTATTTTGCCGTTACTGAAGTCCGTTGAATCTACGTTATAACCACTCAATAACTCTAAGCCGTCGACTGCCGTTAATTCAATTACTGGCTTTGCCTGCATCGCCTCTCTTAAGCGCGTCAACTGGTCCGCCAAAACTCGGCCCACATAATCCAAAACGCCGTTTTTGTAAATCAATATCGCCCAGTACTGCTCTGTAACCGTAGCAATAGATTCAAAGTCATTAAGCACGGAATCGTTAGGCATAACCCAATAGGTAGCAACTCGGCTAGGTCGTATGTAGTTTGTATATAATTCGTCGCCCTCGCCTTTGCGTGTAACTTTGTAACCTTCGCCTGCAAGCGTTAACTCTGTGGAACTATTTAGCGCTTCTAACTTTGTGCTCAAACATCCCGCCGCCTCTTGGTATCCACCCGCAGCAGTTACGCGAGTCGCATATAAGCCAGTAAGTATTTCGGGAGTAGTGCCGTTGGGGCCGTCCCAAATTTCTACCCTGTGGGTTATATTCTGTATGCTCTTAAAACTTCCAACGTATTTGCGTGCCATTATCCTCTTTTACTATCGCGGTTATATCGTTCCAAAACTATTGCCAAGTCGCGCCCCTGTATACTTGTAGAGGCTACAAATCCGCTATTGCTGTCGTTACTCTTTAACATTCCTTTTAACTTATCCAACGGCGCTATAACTTCAGGGTTACTGCGAGCGTTGGGATATTCGCCCATAAGTCCGAGCGTTGGACCGCTTACAATTCCACCCTCTGCAAAGGCTGTATATTTTGGGCCTTCTTTTAACGAGCTTCTTACAATGGCTGCGCCTGCTATCAAAGCCACACCTGCCACCGCAGCAGCTACGGGATTTTTCAATATCAATTCCTTAAAGACTTTGGACGCTATGGCCGTTGCAATAATAGCCCTACCCAAAGAGTCCATAAAGCCAGCAATTGCGCCTAGCATATTTTTGCCAAAGTCTTTGCCCGCGTTTTTATCGCCCGCCGCGGTCGCCGCAATAAATTGAGCAAACGAATCCGCAGCCTCCATTTGTAAAGAGGCAAAAGAGCTATTAACCGCATCCGTAGCAGTTGCCATTTTTTGCTCGTAATCTGACATAATTTTAACCTGCTGCGAAGTATTCGTTTGCAGGTCTTTAGTCATGTCATGCGAGCCGTAAGCCCCGCGAAATTTCGTTAAGGTCGGTGCGCTTGGTGCTGCAAATTGCTCTGAAGGTTTGAAGCCTGACACGTCGGCAGCTTTGGCTGCGTTAGTCGCCTCTACTACTGCGGCGGTTTGTTTTTCTATTGCCGTAGTAGTCTTGGTAATTGGGGTAATACTTAAGCCCTGCGCGTTACTCATGTTAATAATCGCGTCGATTTGGCTTTGAATTTTAACCGCGTTTTGAGCTGCTGCAATTCCTAGATTTTGCTGGCTTTCAATAAAGCCCTGCACCTGCGAGGCCGTTGCACCGCTTGCGTATAATCTATTTATTTCCGCCTGCGTTGAAAGTTGAGCCTGCTGCTTTCCTAATTCGTAATCAATCATTTTAGCGCTAAGCTCTTGCAACTTTGTGAACGCTGCTTTTGCTTTCGCCTGTTTGTAAATTTCAGCCGTTAAATTAGAAGTGGCGGTTTTTAATTGCTCGCTGCTAACTTTATCCAAACTTTGATTTGCAAGAAAATCGGGATAAATTTTTTGTATTTCTGCTAGGGCGTTTCTGCGCTCCTTCATACTGGCGTTATGATTGTTAACTACTGCCAACAAACCGCTAACGCTTTTTACTTCCTCTTCAAAATTCTTTTGAGTTTCTGAATTTATTTCATTAAATAATTTTTGCTCTGCACTAACTTTCTTTATTTTATCGGCATACGACGCAATCGAAATTACAATAGCACTAATCGCAGCAATAGCCAAAGCGTAAGGCGCGGCAGCCATTGCTATATTTAAAGCCCTCTGAGTCCCAATCGCTCCAGCCGAGGCCGTAGCATAGGCAGTTTGTGCGGCGGTTAATACGCTAGTGCGCAATGCAAGGAATCCCTGCACCGCTGCGCTCTCTTGCTGTAAGGTATTTTGTACGGCTTGCAATCCACTTACTAAGGCCATCGCTCCCTGCAACTTAACCATGGTGGCCTGTAAGTCTTTATTTTCAACTCCTGCCAAAGCCATAGCCCCCTGCACCGCAGAGAAAGCTCCAGCCATTCCTTGTATACCACCTAAAACCGCGTCTAGTTTACGCGTGTCACTTGCAAAATATCCAACCTCTCCGCGCGTGTCGGCGATGGCGTCCTTCATGCGGCCCGCTTGTTTAATTATTTCGTTAGCAACTTGGGCAAACTCTGGACCTAAAGCCCGCGCTTCCATTGCTAATTGAGTCAACTGTCTTACGCTGCCCATTGTTGGGTTACGCGTAGCAATCGAAGCCAACCGCTCTTCCATCGACTTAGCGGACTTAGCCACGTCGTCGCTCATTCGTTTGCCTGAAGATTGAACTACTTGTATAGCCTTATTAAAGCCTTCGCGCAGTTTCTCAATGTCTGCCCCAATTACAATATTTAAACTTTTAGCCACGGGTAAAATTAATTATATAGTCCTGAGAAATTTGGTATAAACCCGCAAAGGCTGCCGTATCTTCGGCGGTTTGTATTTCGTTATCAAACTCTATCGTTTGGCATTTAATCCCGTTAAAAGTATTGGGCAAAGTTACCGCCTCAAACGCCGTGCGAATAGCTGAAGATACCGACTCGGCACTTGCTAAAGTAATCCCATAAGCATTTACTTGCACCCTTACAAACTCCGTGCGGCTATGCCCTGACTTTGTAGGGTTAGGTATGTCGCTAATTAACTGATAACTTACAGCAGGGAAAGCGCTCTCCTGCGGTATTCTAATCGGATTTAATCGCGTAGATATTAGCGCTGTGAGCGCCGCGTTATTACTTAGGATATTGTAAACTATTTTATTTGCGCTCATGCTTTGGCGTCTGGGGTTAACTTATCAAAGACATGCGAATATAGTTTTAAAGCGTCGTGTATTGATAGGTAATCGGACTCCTCCCAAGGAAATGTTAACAGCCGTTTGGGCTCTATGGGTTTCTTTAAGTGTGGGGCCATACCCGTAGCAACCGCCCAGCGGGTTATTTCCCAATGGTTTCTGTACTGCTGCTGCTGAGCTTCGCGCATCCCTTCCAATTTTAAACGCCAAAAGCGAGGCGTAGAAAGTAAAAACTCCCGTTCGCTTAGCATCATTTCGCCGTAAGCAATGCGCTCAATCTTGCGCCAAGCTGAAGAGTCAGCGGGGCGCCGTCGCCCTTGGCAGTTACTCCCCCGCTGACTCTTCAGCAGGTGCAAAAAATTCCGTAATTGCAGCCGTGAAACCTTCCAACGCTGGGCTAATCTCTTGAAACTTTTTAATCGCCGCGCCTAACTTTTGCACGGTTGGGTAAGGCGTCTTTTTGTCTTGGGCCTCGTAGCCTTCCAAAATTCCGTAAAACGCGCAGCTTAGCGCAAAATCCATAGACTTTGCTAAGTCCTTTTGTAGGTTTAAATCTGCAAAAGTTTCCATCCCTGCAACCTCCATAATATTACGAAGGCTATTCATGTTAAATAAAAGGGGATGCTCAACACCCCCTAATTTAATTGTAGTGCTCATGGCACAAATATACTTAAACTTTTAAACTATTAAGCAACAGTACCAATAGTCAAAGTTCCAGAACCTTGTAAAGTTCCTGTCCAACTTGCTTTATCGTTGTTTGGTGCGCTAAGGCTTAATGATGTAAAGAAAGCAGTACCAGTATATTTTTCGTCGCCTGTTACGTTTGTGCTCATTACAATAGTCAACAAAGTACCTGCTAGCAAATCGGTAGCCAAGTCTTTAAAAGATTGTTGAGACGCTCCAACTGAAGCATCATCCTCAAAAATTGCCTCCACGTTTAAAGTGTAGCCATACTCTCCCGCGATAAACTCCTTAGCGCCACCGCTATCTTTAGAAGTTACATCAATCATATCCTTAGAAATGTCGATAGAGTGCGAAGTCGCGTTAGCGATTTTTGTTTTAGTGCCCGCAACATCCTTGTAAATGCTGATAAGCGTTCCGTTTACTGGTCCAGTAGTTGCCATCTTATTTGTATATTAAGTTATTTTTTTTTGCTAATTTAGAAAGTATTTTATCTACTCCGTTAATAATTCCGTCCGTTACCTTGCCCGCGTTTTGGTCTAATGCAGGGCGCATAAAAGGGCGCGCTTCAATGATGCCAGTATAGCGGCCCGTTTTTTCCTGTATCCGCCCAACCGTTCCATATTCAAACATTACGCCTAGATAGTTGTTATAGTACTCCTTGCGCAATCCTATTAATACTTTGGTCTTGTTGTCCTTATCCTTGCCAGTAATAAAACCGATTGACTTTGCAAGGTCTCCGCTATCTTTAGGCGCTAAGTTTTTTGCACTTTGAATAATTGGTAAGGCCTGAGCTTTAAGCATACGCTGCAAATCGGGGCTGTCTAATTCGACGCCCATCGCTTTTAATGAGTTAATAACCTCTGCGATATTTTCAACTTTATTGCTCACTCCGTTAGTTCCGTTTCCAATTTCAAATATAAATTGCGCGCTATGTTTGCAATGTTAACAATGTTATGATTCGAGCCCGCTTCTACAACCCTATGCTTAACGCCTACCGCAGAATTAAAACGAATCGTATAATAAACAATTTGCTTATGCTCTCTGCGGTCCGCATTAACTTGCTCGGTTCCGCTTTCCTGTTCTACACGCTGAGCCCAAGCCTTTGCGTATTCTGTCCAAGTCTGCAATTTTTCTCCTGTATTGGTGTCGATAGTTTCAGAGTAACTCTGCAAACTTACCAGTACATCCATTGAGCCCGCTTGCATTATAGTATAATTTGGATTTTGTAAGGGTCTAATAGATACTCAAAGCCTAGGGAAATCTTATTTTGAGTTGCACCAATTACAACCGCATTTCTATTATCGTAGTACTGGCCTATCAATAATAAAGCAGCGTGTTTAATTGACATTGGAAAAATAGTGTCAGGGTCAACGCTTGCGGTGCCCACTGGATTAAATCCCTCTGTAACTTCAACAATGTACTTAATAGTATCGTCAGTTATTGAAACGGGCGAAGTATTAATAAATATATTTCGCGTATAGTTACCCATTGGGTCGGGCGCTACTATCCAATCGCTGCCAGCAAATGCCGTTACCGCTTGGCTAGAGTTTACATAAGAAACAGAGTTCACAGCCAACACGCGGCTATTTACGCGCAGATAATTGCCTGAAGGTATATTGAGACCGTTAACGGGATTGATAAGCGCAGGCGAGCCCGTAAAGCTATCAAAGCCGTATTTTGCCGTACCCTTTCTAACTGAATACCCAAGGTAATTGCTACAAGCGTCTAAGGCCATAGAAATTAAACCACCAATATAGCTATCATCGTCCGACGCTGTTACGCGTAAATGTTGCTTAGCCTCTGCTAAAGTAACGTAATCGGTAGCCGCATTGGCAAACGTGGTATATCTTCTTGACTTAAACATTATTCGGCATCTAATTCGGTCTCTGGGTTAGTCGGTTTCTTTTTACTCGGCTTAGGTGTAGCTACAATTTCCACAGCTCCAGCCTCAAGTAATAACTCGGCTTGCTTTGTTTCAATGTCTACCACTTCGCCCAAGTTATAACTAAGGTTAAAGTGCCCTGTTGGATTAATCAAAAATTTTACTAACATTTGGCCCGAGGGGAGTAAGTCAATACTCCCCACAGCACTCGGACTTTAACGCCCCCGAGCGGGCAGGTTATTAGGCTACGATGTCCTTACAAACTGCGAAGGCCGCAGGATTCAATAAGGCAGTATCCAAATAAGCGTTAAGAACTACGTTAGTCAAGCCAGCAGTAGCACCTGAATAAGGGTCAACTGTCAACTCCATTCCACCCCAAGAACCCACGCACATTCTACTGAAGTCGCCAAAAATTAGGGCAGACAAAGTGCTAGAAGAACCTTTGCTTAAGTTGCTAGGAACTAAGGTGGAAGTCTGAACGTTGTAACCGTTCAAGTCTGTACCACCTGCAGGCCAAATGAAGTTACCTTCAACGCCTGAAGCCTGACGGCTAGTTGTTTGCAATTTAGCTTTTACGGTTGGGTTGGTGATGTAAGCAACTCCGTTACCGTTAGCGTTCTCAACTGCTTTCATCAAGTTAACAACGTCGGCCCAAATTGGAGCGGCGCCGTTGGCGTTTGTAGCGTTAGAAGCTGCACCACCTGCGAAAGTTACGTTAACGTTAGCGTTAGCAATAATACCAGTAGGCTCGTTAGAACCACCGCCTTTAATAGCAGCAGTTTCCAAAGATTGGGCCATAGCGTTTAATAGCCAGTTGCGTACGTATCCGTCAATCGAGTTTGAACTCTGCAACATCAACTGGTTAGATACCTGAATATAGGCAGCCAAACGCTTAGGGCTCAAAGTGATTTTAGAGAAAGCGGGGCTCTTTTCAGTAGCTGTTCCGTTTTCAGTATTCCAACCTGCTGAAGGCAAAGTGCTGGCCGTTGGTAAATCCAAGTTTCCAACCAATCCGCTCAACTGTTGTACGCCCAATCCTGCCAAGATAGTTTTTGGCAACAATACGTCAATGATTGAACCTACAGAAGTTTGAACGTTAACGCCACCTTCAGAGCCTGAAGTTCCGCCTGTTGCAGTCATATCGCGCTTAAATACTTCAGAAGGGATTTTGATTGAGTGAGCAGAAACAGAAACTCCAGAACGTTGGAACTCTTCGCCACCCATTGCAGAAAATTCGCCCTCAACGCCTTCACGACGGCCAGTAATAGCCATTTCCATTGCGCGCTTAAAGCTGTAATCTTTAGCCATGTTAGACCTTTCTTTTTCCTCGCTACGGCTTGCGCTGTGGCCTGCTGCCTGAGCTGCAAGGTTTTGCAATTTCTCTAGGGTTTCAACCTCAGACTTAATGGCACCCAAACGGGCTTCGATTTCGCTTAAGCGGTTAGTTTCTGTGTCAGCCATAGAACGCGCTTCGCGCTCGATAGTTGACTGCAAGGTAGACAATTCGCCGAGCAAACGTCCACGCTCTTCTTTTAGGGCTTTAATTTTATTCATGATTTTTGTTTTTTTTAATAGTTTGTATATCTGGCTAATGCTAATTTTAAAATATCCGCGCTTACTTGGCTTTGTTTTGCGGCTTCAATTTCTAGCTCTTGGTCTCTTATTGCTGCAATGCTGCGAGCGTCTGCCTCTGTATCTTCATAAGCAGGGTAAGTAACGGGGCTAACGTCGTAAAGGTCCTCAATCATTGTTATTTTACGCTTGCCCATGCTTCCGTATTTTTCGCTTTCGCTCCAAGTTTGCTCTTTAATTGTAAAAGCAAATGAGCTTTGCGTAATGTCTCCGCGCATAATGCTGCGAACTACTGACATATGCGTAGGGTTCTCGTAATCTGGAACCCAAGTATATTCTAAATTACCGTCGCCATTTACAAACACTCTGCAAGTGTCTGCCTTTGTACGGCCCAAAATTAAATCGGCTTCGTGATTAAACAAACAACGAATATCGTAATCTTTGGCTAAAGCGTTATCAAACGCCCCCGCCATTATAACCTCCTCAAAATATCCAAGGTCAGTAACTGAGTTAACAACGGCAGCAATTCCGCCGATTTCCTTAGGCATACCTTCGCCGTCTGCTCTGGTGTGAACGCTGCCCGTAATTGTGCGCCTCTCTTGTTTCATTTTAATTATTTTCTAAATTATTTACGCCGTCGGGGTTATTGTTTTTGTCTGCCGTTGCCATAAGGTTTGCAATCTTCGCGTCCATATACTCGTTAATCTGACTGCTAGGCATTAAGTTAGCTTCGATTAAATACTCGTCGCCACCATTAAAGCCGTTGACGTCTTCATATAATCGCGCCTCGTTTCTAGAAAGCCAGCCGCCGCGGATGCCTTTATTATAATAGTCTGCTCGCTCGTTAGCGGAGGCTCTCAATAGTGAGTTAAAATTAAATTTAAAGTAATAAGTTAGCTTGTCATTTTCTGTTAACAACTTGCGGGCTAGTTCCTGCTCAATGTTAATTGCGTAGCTCATTAAAGTACGCGCGTAGAAGTCTTGATATTCCTGCTCGACGCTGGACTTTATCCCTGCGCTGGCTCCAATCATTGACGCGGGCACTCCAAAGATTCGCGCAATCTCTTCGCTCGAAAATTTACGAGTTTCCAAATACTGCGCCTCTTCAGGGCTTAGGCTTAATTTTTCCATCTTAATGCCGTTGGGCATAACAGCGCTACGGCTGGCCCCGTCTATAACATCGTCGAGGGATTTTTTCAAAGGCCCCGCTTGGTCTATTTTAATTTGCGAGTCTGAAGTTAACAAAAATTTCAATACTCCATTTTTATAAACTCCCGCGCTCTGGCTTATTGCTGCCAAGTCTATACCTAAAGTTTCCGCGTGCAATACTACTGGGCTTAAACCTACTAGCGGATTATCGCCGCACATCCCTTTGAAGTGTAGCATTTCCGTTGCGGGTATCATGTTGGGGTATCCTGCCAGTGTAACCTTGTAAAACAAAAGGCCATCCTGCATAACAGGGGTAACGTACTGGGGCGCGATTGGGTGCAACTCTATACCGATATTCCTAACGTCGCGATTAATAAAAGCGTAAGCGTTGCCAGTTAGTGCTAAGTGGCTAGTCATGTACTTTGTAAAATCGTATTTAGTTTGATAGGCGTTCGGCTCGTTGGTTAAAGCTGTGGCGTAGTGTATTACGATTTGGTCCCTGTTCTGCCCATCGTCTTTATACAACTTTAGGCCTAGCCCTGCTATACCGTCCGCAATAACTCTAACGCAAGCGTGCACGGATGCAATGCTTAAAGCCGTTGTATTATTTACAGCTTGCCCGCTTTTGGTTTGGTAGCCAAATACATTGTTTAAGGTATTAACAAACCAGTCGGCAGGTTGCGATAGCATCGACCTTTTTTCTGTTTTCCGTTCCCAAAATCTTAAATTCATCGGTGCAAATTACAACTGCTTAAATTTTGCCGTGTTAACAAATCTTATTTATTCCGACCTTGCGCTAGCCATCTAGATAGGGCCGAGCGAAATACGTCGTAGTTTTTATAGCGTGGCACTCCGTACCTTTCCAGATACTCGGCCTCCGTAGCGTTGTAGGCGTCCTCATAAGTCCGAAACTTAGGAAGGTTGAAATAGTACTTATTCATAAAGTCGTCAACGAATCTCATAGCGATATAAACCAAAAGTCTGAATTTTTTTCTTTAGCAGCGTCTTGCATAGCCGTGCCCAATGCCATAACAATACTTACAGGACCGTCGACCTTATCGCCGCTCCTTGCTTTGTTAATCTTAATATTACCTGCTGGGTCGTTTGCTAGCAATACGTTACCCATCATCCAACGGGTAACTGGGTTGCCATCGTGTTTAAGTCTGCCGTCCTTTACTAGTCGCTCCAGTTCCTTAGTTGGGCTGCTCATTGAAATAAACCCCTGCCCAAAGGGATACATTTGCAATCCCTCATTTTGTAAATCAATTACAAGCTGCGAAGCGTTGAAGCGGTCATAAGCAATGTCCTTAATTTCAAACTCCTGCGCCAACTCTACTATCTGCGCCTTAATAAAATTATAATCCGTTACGTTGCCCTCGGTTGCAATTATCTGGCCGTCTGCAATCCATTGCCGAATAGAAGCGCCTGCTGCGTCCTTACGGCGATAGGCTGCCTCGCTTGGCAAAAAGTACCACGTGCGAATAGCCGAACACTCGGGCCAGTATAAAGTAAACGCGCAAAAGTCTCCTGTGCTCGCCAAATCCAATCCACCGTAGCAAATCCCGTCCAACTCTCCACGCTCGGCGCATTCCATCCAAGTGCTGTCATTAATCCAAGTTAGCGCGGTGTCGGTCCACACATTTAACAGCTTAGTTTTAAATTCAACTTCTTTATGCACAAATTCCTTTGCCTCGGTTAGCGCCTGCTCTAACTGACGCGGATAAACCGAAACCCCCCAATTTGGATTAGCCTTGGCCCAGTTCGCCGAGTCGGTCCAGTCGTCGCCTTCGTCTAGCGTATAGATTACAGAAAATAAAGCATCGTCTACAATAGCTCCAGATAAAACAGAGGT